TTGTTGCAGAATCAATAGCAATCTGAACCTGAGTTGCATTGGCTTTTGCAGTGTAAATGTCTACAAGCTTACCAACATTAATATAAACTTTGTCACTTGTTGCATTAGATAGTGTCAATTCAAGGTATGTGCCTTCATCCTGCCCTTCAGGGTTAACAACCACTTTACCACTTGATACGACCATATCCTTTGGAATATCAACCGTAGCAATAGTTGCACCATTCTGAGTGAAGGTATAAGACTTTGCATATCCTTCTGTTGTTACATCTGTAGTAACTACAACCGCGTCTGCTGCGATAGCAGATGTCTTGGCAGCGTCAGCCTTATCTACAATATAAGCTTTGATTTTACTGTCATATGTACCAAGACCTTCGTAACTTAAAAACTTTTGTGTTTCGTTTGCCATTCTAATTTCCTCCTTGAATTTAATGAAAGTGTATAAGTTATGTATATATTGAACCTCTCATGGTTAAAGCCACGAGATTCTTGGGAATTTCCAACCAACGTTAGAATATTTACCAAGCTATCCCCGTTGTCCCAACGGTTGTTGTTTATAATTTACTAAGCTACTTTCAATAATCTTAATCCTTCATTTAAGATATTAATTGCAGCATTTATATCTCTATCGTGATGAGAATTGCAACAAGGACAGTCCCATTCTCTAACACTTAAATCTTCTTTGACGAATATGTTGTCTTATCAGAAATAACATCATCATTTATAAAATTGTCATGATGTTCAATAATCTGTCCTTGTAATTCGGTAATTTCTTCTTCCAAAGCAATCAACTGAGCAATACGTTGGTCAAGTGCCGCCATAGATTCTGACGGTACAAATTGAGCCCAGTTCTTTGTAGGAATAATTTTTACCTTACAAGATTGTGTTTTCAGAACGGGGTCTTGAACTACACCATCTTCGTCCATATAAACTTGGTAAAACGATAGTTGTAATTCAATATCCCCATTTTCAGCAGTCATTTTTGAGCCAATAGGAAGCAAATATTCTAAATATTGTTCATCAGCATATTCTACCAATTCCTCAGATAAAGTTAAAAATTCTTGCTTATACAAATGAGAAATAGGGGAGATATATTCCAATGATACAGTCGTAAAATTTCTCATATCATTTCCGTCATATGTTTGTGGAATTAAAAATTGAATTTTACCAACCATATTGTCATACTGCATAATTGCTTCTTTGTGAGCCCCATATAATCTTCTATCGTTTAATAGAGTAATTGTGTACATTAACCACCCTCCTTAAAGACCAAATGCATTACAACAAAGCACTAAAAAAACTCCGTTTTCTACTGTAGCTTCGAAATCGGAGTCCCAATACTTAACATCTGTAATTATGCCTTTATCACAAAGACTATCAAGACAATTTCTGCCCCAATGGTCTGTTTTTCTATTCTTGTATTTTTCTTTTGTACCACCTGTAAGCTTGTCAACCAAAGCTAATAGTGTAGCCTTAGAAATCCAGACATTTAGTTTATTAACCATTCCGTCAATATCTTCAATGACTTTTGTTCCGTCAGAAGAATCACCGTCTTTAGAGGCTAAAGAGATGACATTTGGCTGAGCCCAATGAATACTTGAATTTGTTTTCTCGCTTGTCCAAGTACCGCCTGAAAGCAAATCGAGAACTCTAACCGCCTTTGCATTTGTTAAGAAATCAGTAAGTACCCATTGAGATGCATCTGTAATAATACCCTTCGTTACCAACTTATCCAAGGCAATCTTTTGAGGATTTTCTGCTTGAACAGTAATTCCTCCGGCAACAGCAAATTTAATTTCATTAAGTGGATAATATCGACCAGGACAATTACTGTCACCGATTTCTCTATGTCCAACTATCTTTGCATTTGGATAATAATTCTTTTTAAGATATTGGCATAACTCGATAATAGATTTCTTTTGTGCTTGTGGCATTGTCTTTTCTTTTGTATGATAATCGCCCTCAGCACAAATTCCAATCGAACAACCGTTCATACCTTGAACGTGGGCGCCAACCACATCAAGCGGACGACCACGATAAATTGTGCCGTCCTTACGTACAAAGAAATGATAACCGATGCCTGTCCAACCATTTGAGACGTGCCAACTGTGTATATCTTGTGGAGTACATTTAACTGCTTCTGCGTGATGTAACGCTATAAAATCTGTGCGTGAACGCTTTGTAAAGCCACCGTGCCATTTATAAGCAACTTCAATTATATTCATAGCAATCTTCCTTTCTTTAATTTTTGCACAAAAAAGAACATTCGCATAGGATGGATGTTCTCTTATTTATCACTGTTAGGCGTGTTGTATGTAAGTGCCATTTTGCTATCTGTAATGCCTGTTGTAGTTGGATCGATAATAGCATTATAAACACTCGTTGCCATCAACAGCAATACATATGGATTAGAAAAAGCTGTCAATATTACATTGCCTACTGCTTGCCATGTAGTTAGGTCTTGCGCCGTAATTCCCATATACCCAAGTACAGGAACAAAAATAGCAACTACAATTTGTACCCAAAACATCGGATTTTTAATTCTTACTTTCCAGTTAATGTTTGTCATAATAAATTCCTCCTCTTAGAATGTTAATAACACTTCTATTTCACCGTCCATACTATCTGCTCCTGTCGAAGGCTTAGATAAAATACGACAAAATGCTTTTTTGTTTTCTAAAATGTCTTTAGTTGGTCTATATCCAACTTCATCATTAGTATAAAGAAAATGTCCTTTATGATCTCGATCATATTTATCATAATCACTATAAAAATCATCAAATTGATTGTCTAATACAAAAATTTCATTCACGTCTGTGGTTATTAATTCCCCATAGTATGAATTCTGTACAACAGAATTGCCATTAATTTTAATAGTTGTTATGTCAGGGTGTAGTGCGTAAATAAGTGTTCCAATTTCGCTTTGATTCTTTGAAACATTATCGACAACTTCATTTATAGAATTAATAATACAATTTTTGTCAACGGTTTTTAGCATATCCAATGTTTGATATGGTAATGCTATTTTTTCAGAATTAATACACCAATCACAATCATAATTACTAATCACATATTGACTCGCCGGTTCTTCAGAAGAATCATTATAAACAACATTTACTGTATAATAACATAAACTAAACTTCCACACTCTTGTTTCAACAGCATCTATAGTATTTTGAGAAATCATTGAATTAGATGTTGTAAATTCTAAATGTTGCGTATCAAAATTAAATTCGCAATTAATATATGTCTTGTTTCCTGTAATAGGAATAAAAGAGACATTTGTCGTATCGTAAGGAAGATACCTTCTTTTTACAGTATTATCAAAAGGAATAATACCTTTGTCAAAAGTAATTTTGACTTCCTCTGAAGTTGTAGGATTTGTTAATTTTGGGGCTGGTAATGTTAAATTCATAATATTACCGCCAACTGTCCATACAACTTGTTTACCATAAACATCATCTCTAAGTCCTTCTGCCAAATCAATCATTTCAAGATTATCATTGCTGGCATACTTATAAATAGCACTTCTAACATATTCCGTTGTAGCTATCTGCGTAGAGTTGTTTGAAGCACTTGGAGTAGGTGCTGTTGGTATTCCTTCAAAATGTGGAGAATTAATACTTGCATAATTTGAATAATCAAAACTGCCTGTCAAATTGCCGATATATAACCAATTATGATTGCCATTATCATCTCCTACACAAAAATACACTGAAAATGTATTTGAGTTAAGATAAAAGTCCCCTACATTTGCAGGAATGTCATTATTGGCAACATCATTTACATTTGTTGTATGGGTTAATAGTGTACCATAGTGCCATATACCGGTTATTGTTGTATTTTCTAATTGTTTTTTTATTGTGCCTATAGAATTGTTAATTGAAGTATCAGAGGCTACTAATTCATTGATTGCTTCTAAAAATGAATTTTTATTTTTTGTAGCCAATGATGTCAAAGTATTCAATCCATCAAAATACATTCTTCTTGCATACATTTCAGAAATTGTTGCTTTCATATATGTTACATCCATCTTTGCAAAATTTCCTGGTTCAGGCTGTTCTGTAACTTCCAAATCAAGCTTGCCTGTTTCGGTTGAATAAAGAAGATTTATATATTTTTCTCCTTCTTCACCTTTTTCCGCCGAAAATGTTGCAGAAATTGATTCTGATTGAATAGTTAAACCATCCATAAGAATTTTATTTTTTACAGTTTCACCATCTATTGTCACATACCCATTGCCATATGATGTATTAATACTTATAATTAAATCTGCTTTTTCAAGACTATGGGTTATTGTGTGTGTGCTTATCCCTGTACCATACAAGGTTGTTTTATCTGCTTTAGAAGAAAGTGTTTCATTAATAGATTGAACATCAGATTTTCGTTCGCTTGTTTCGGTCGAAATTAAGGTGTTCAGTGATGAATCATTATTTTGTCTTTCTTGTGTTTCATCTTGAACATTTTTAACAATTTGAGCAATTTTATCCGTTATCCCATTCAGTGCTTTTCTTACAGTTGTAGCTTGTGGAGGATAGGTACTATCTTTATCTAAAGTATCTACAACTTCATTTTCCATTACTGCATTGTTAATAGCATTAATCAGTTGTTGCTTAAAATCTGCCTTATCATCATTTGTGTCAATATCTTTGATTACGTTAATAAGGTCTCTTAACTCTTCAAGTTCATTTGTTTCAAATGATTGAACCAAGTTCAATAAGTTTTGAATAGTCACACCTGCTTGAATAAAAATATGTGCATCTTTTTTTAAATCAATATGTGCCATTTAATCACTCCTTTCTACCAAATATGATAATCTACACTGAATGAAGCAGAGTCATAAGATAGAGCATATGGGTTTCCAGAATTAGATACCTTAATGCAAATGGTATCTCCCATTAAATCAACCTGTTGAACTTTTTGGCTGCCATATGAATTAGTATGAATAAGTGGGTTAAACAAAGAATTGAGTTTATTCCCATCATACCAAAAGAAGATTTGAGATTTTGGGTCATTAGTTGTTTGGTCACTTAGTTTAATATTTATAACTCCACAATGTTCTTTCGATTTGTCAAATGGAATAGATATATTTCGTATTGTGTCATTTTTATCTCCACTAAAATCCCAGCTTGAATTTTTCAATGTACTATGTCTGCCCACCATAACTTTATCTACATATCCTTGAATATATTTTTGAACATAATCTTCAATTGCACTTTTAAATTCACCCATCAGCGTAACATTGCTTGTGTCTATATGTAAATCAGCCATTATTTATCACCGTCCTTTTCTGTTTGACATAAATATTCACTTCTTGAACCAAATGTTTGTCCAATATATTTCTTTAATCCTTGATTACTTATATACATCCTGACAAAATCATTTGGTTTGATTTTTATATTTGTATAGTTAGGTATATTTTCATATACTTCTTTTGTAGTTGTATCTTTCAATGTTGCGTGCAATCCATCGTCAGAAACACTTTGTACTTTTAAATCCTCAAATGTTTCAATATTCTGATTTTTTAAATATGTTGAAACTTCACTTTGAATAATTTGACGTATCATATTTACATATGCAATAACTGTTTCATCATTAAAATCTATTTTTTCTTCTTCATTTTTCATTTAAAAAATTACCTCGTTAATATTTGTCATTGTCAAAGATGTCGTTGCACCACTATCCATACTCATAGAAATAGAGTCAATGACATAGTTTTCGTTGTTAATACCCAAGCTTGGATAATTAACCATCACTGACTGGTTAACATCGAATATAGGATTATATGTACATGATAAATTTAATGTTTTTGTGCCACGGCTAAAATTAATCAATTCGTACATTGCTCGTGACATACACAATGAATCAGCATATAGCTTACTATCACTTATAACTTCTGGTATTTCGCCATTGTATTGAATACAATAGTCTGATTTTAAATTCTTGTTCTCGGCGATAGCACTGAATTGATAACCATTAGCAATAGCACCTTTAACAACAACTTTATTTCTGACTTGTGATGTATTATAAACAACATTTGCCGACACAATATCTTTGTCGTTTTCCTCAAAACGATATACAACAGGGAAGTTAGATGATATAAACTCATTGACATTAGAACTAACAACCATATTGCCAAATTCATTATAGTAAACATCAGAAGAAATTGTTTCACCCATACTTGTAAATATCTCACTGACTTTTGTACCGGCATCTTGCTTTATAGTGTAATATGTATTAATGTCCGTATATTCACTATTAAAAATAATTGGTTTTAAGTCAAATGGTTTGCCATTTCCTCTGTCGCTTGCCAATAGAGAAGTAAAAGCATTCTTCATTGGAACACCAACAGGAATGATTGTTTTTAAACTCGTCGTTCCATAAACACTGCCATCGAATAAGCCAAACTTATCACATAATGATAATGAGATTGTTTGGTTTGAATTTTCTCTTGATAATGTAGGGTCTTTAAAAACAAATACTCCTTGTTGTTTCCAATATATTGTGTCACCAATAACAATACCAGAATCAAATCTGAATTTGCTTCCCGTCCATATTAGTCCCTTGATCGGCTTAGGCTTCCACTTATTATCTATATTTGCAAGAGTAATATTCATTGTACGTCTTTGACCAGTCTGATATGTAATACTTAAACTCGCCGACATTAAATCATCGCTTGCGTCCATTGATATGTTTTCATCTTCGTCCAACAAATACAATCTAAAAACAGGTATAACTATATCAGCTTTGAACACTTTGAGCATTCTCTCAAAACCAAGTTTGCTGAACGAATTTAGATATACCTGTTTTGTTATATTTGCAATATTAATATTATGGATACTGTCAACTACATATCCGTTCTTGTATATGTTCATATTAAACCACCGTCCAAAAGGGGAGAAACAAGGTATTCGTGATATTTATTATTCGAATCAACTTCAACGGTATCTTTCAACAAAGCTCCTTCGCTATCCGCTAAATATTCATAATACAATGGATTAATCGGCAATGTCATACCCAACACATCAACCGTATCAATATCATTTAACTGATTAAATGTGAACGTAACAGAAACATCGTGATTGTCATTTGTATCATATTGAAATGTTGGATTAGCATCTGTATCTCCAATAGTAATCAAGCCTCTCAAGTCTATAAGCATTTTTAAACTGTTGCTTGATACAAAATTCTCCCAATTTATAATGTCGTCATAAGTATCTATATATTGACTATCACCTGAGCAATCTATCTTGCCAAGCAACCCTGTAATAGACATAGTTCTTTGTTTACGATTACCGCCAGTCGCTTTACCGTAAGCATTTTGGGTCTGATAAAATGTCTTATCCGTATTCAACGTGTAACCGTCATTAGTTAAATTAATATCTAATTGCCATATATTATCTTCGTCAATAGTATAAATATTATCTTCTTCTGTAGGAACAAGTCCGATTACAGAGACTGTTCCTCTATGTAGTTGGATTTTATCCGATACAAGAGGAGAGATTGTTTTGACATTTACTTGCACACCATTAACGTCCATTGTATTATTACAAATACCAAAAATATAATATTGGTAATCACATAAATCTCCAACAGCGAAATCTTCTATCACACGTTGAGTAGGATTTTCAGTTTGACATACTTTATGTAACGTATCTTGTTCGCCTAACGTTTTATAAACTTGAAAATGGTCAATATTTTCATATGAACCGTCAAAGTTACTTCCCGATAACGTATCATTAAAGTTTGCCAACAATTTTGTATTAGAATTCCAACTATAATTCCCATACGCTTGTGTTAATGTCTCTTTTAAATCATCAGAATGAGAGCCTTCGTCAACGCCAAAAGCATTGTATGTAACTCCACCGAACAATTTTACTTTTGCCATTAACTATCACCTCCCACAGTCTTATTATCTTTTTGAGACATATTTTTAAAATAAACATTTTCAGTTTTTGTATCTATAATTACAAGCCATGTTTGTTCGCTCAAAGGTGTTTCAGTGTGATAATATAAGTCATCATCATACTTTATTTCACCGTTCATATACAAATAAGGAACAGAATAGTTTACTGTTTCTTTTGCCATGGCTTCATTTATTGCTTTCTTCTTATCTCCGACAGTCATATTGTCCCAATTTTCATATGGGGTAAACACTCGTCCGTATGAAGAATACCCTGTACTTGGATTTTTTACTGATAGATAAAAAGTCACACCATCCCACTTTAATGCAGTTGTTGTTTCATCATCATCCGTAACTTCAAATATTGTACCGGTATAATCAGAGTCAATCCTAAATGTTGTATATATTGTACTCTTGCCAAACGATAATTCCTTTTCACCGTCTATAAAATCATATGTCAAAGAGTTGCCTTTATCCAAGTGACATACATTATTAGAGACAGTCAATGTAGTATCTATTTTATCAGTATCCTCATTATATGCAAGAAACTGATGTCCACCTTCAATTTCTTCATTAGCAATAATAGAATGTAATTCACTGAAATCAACAATTAAAGAATTATGTTTTCTGTATTCCTCAATTTTAATGTTCATAGGGTAGGAGATAGAATTATACTCTGCTTTAATATAAATTATTTTTTCAAATGTAGAGCCAACACTATCTGTTAAAGACAATGTTAATCTATACTCATTTCCACTGATAAATTTATCATATTGCCAATCTATATTGGTTGAATA